TCGATGCCGAGATAGTCGCTGATCGCTTTGACCAGTTTCGGCGAGTCGCACGTTCCGCCTGTGGCGCGATAGATATAGTTCAGACTGTATCCAGTCGCCGCCGAGAGTGCCGCGCCGGTGATCTCGCGAAGAGCCATCTTATATTTGACCTCAGCGATCCACAGCCTTTTTGATGTCCTGTTAGCCTTCTCCATTCTCTCCCTCCAATCTCAAGTAAAAGTCGTTGCAAGCGGGAGCGGTCAGGTCTGTCCCTCTCGGTCGTCTAAGACAGTACCATTCGCACCGCTTGCGTCCGTCCATCGAGGGAAGTCTCTTGTCGCAGTCCTCGCAAGTGTAGCGTTCGCCTCTCAGCTCATACTCCTCGCGAAGCGACTCAGGGACTTTAGTCTCTTCCTCCCACGATAAAACCGCGCTCATGCCATGCTCGAAGCAGTAAGTCACTTCTACTTTTTCGCTCTGATGCTCCTCGAAGAATTCATTGAGCATCTTGGCGAGTCCTGAAGCGGACTGTGCGTCGAGTCCAGCGAAGCGCGGTCTCCTGTTAGTCTTCATGTCGAGCCTCCTTTCACATTGCTCTATAATACCGAATGTGATAGACTGCTCTCGTTGTTATGTGTTCTGTCGGATGGTAGAAAGTACCATTTCCGTAGGTCATAATTTAGGGAACAGTTAATCACTACCAATAAGATAACAAACTGGAAAACGGCTGTCAACAGTTTTGTGTGTATGGTTTTCTATTCTCCTGTTGGTTTATACTCTTGGTGTCATCAATAATTAATTTTTTGGTTTCATTTTGAAACTCCCTCAAGTCTTCATTTTCAGCAGAAGCACTCCTTAAGCGAGAAACAGACGGTCATTTGACCGCCTGTTTTTCGTTCTAAGACGTTTTTAGTATGTAGGTCGATGGATTAGTCCTCCGCTTTTTTCGCGTCCTCTAAGACGCATCTCTCGAGAAGGTCGAGCACATAGGACGGAGCGTCCCGCTGACCGCCTTCCCAGTTTTCGACCGTCCGTTTAGGGATGCCGTACCGCTCAGCGAAAGCCGCCTGTGTCAGACGGCTCGCTTTCCTGATCGCTTTCGCTCTTTCTGCTGATGTCATGTTAGTCCTCCTTTTTCACATTCTTGACCGCGTCTTCTATATAGTTCATTGCTTCCTCGATGGTGGCGAAGTATTCGTCTGTTCCGTCGCCTTTTGCCACCATGAAACCGTATTCACTCATCCATATTACGCGACCGAGATAATTCATAATGCGCTTGTCTTTCATTTGTCTCGCTCCTTTACTTCTTTAGAAAAACAGTTTTTCGACGGTGACGGAGTCGACCACTCTCCAAGGATGACCTCCGGCGATATGGCTGACGATGAAACCGTCTTTTCTGTGCTCGACCGTGTAGTCGTCTTTGTAATCGGCGAAGTATGCGTCGAAGTCCTCGCCGTATCCATCGGTGAAAACTTCCCAAGCCTGTTGACGTTCGGCGATTTCCGCTCTCATTACCTGTGCGATGACCGCATCTCTTTCGACCTCTTCTGCGGCGATCAGGTCAACGATGGCTTCGTCGATGATCTCGTCGGACTCTTCGTCCTTTACTCTGTGATGTTCCCAAACGACATTAGTCGTGGACTGGACTCTTCCGCGCTTGTTCATCGGAACAAAATACTCATAATTGAATGTGCTGTTGACCTTGATTTCGAAACGAGCCTCGACTCCGTTTCTTGTGCCGACGGCGAATTTCTTTCCGCCTTTTTCCACGATCTCGGTGATGACGATTTTGTTCTCTTTGCCGGTGCTATAAGTGTTGTAGATGTAAGTTCCGACCTTGATAGTCTCGAGTGTTTCGTAACGCTTCATTTTCTGTGCTCCTTTCAATTGGGCGAACCCGCTTTCATCTTCTGTAATTATATTATCACTCATTGAGTGACTTGTAAAGCATTTTTATCACTCTTTGAGTGATTTTTTTCTCATGGCATTTACATAACGGATTTTATGCAAATAAAAAAAGACCTCCGAAGAGGTCTCTTTCCTTCCGATCGGTGAAGATGGGAAGCCGTCGGAATCGTCTTCTATTTGTCGTGTGTCAGGTCGTATACCTTAGTATCGTCCACCTCAGGAAGTCCGGCTATACTGGTCATGATGGAGATGACCGCCGCGACACCGCTGACGGACAACACATTCGCCCAGTTGACTTCAATAAATGCCTGTCCGACTGTGAGCATACTGAGCGCGGTCTGACAGAACGTCTTTACCGCTCTCACCGCCGCGCACCGAGCAAGGTCTTTCCAATATCTTTTATTCATGGCTTTGTCTTCTCCTCCAATACAGATATACGCACATCGTGCTTTGCGACTTCGGTACTCAGCTCTTCGATTTGATCGCCGTGTTTCGTGAGCCGTCCGTCGTGTTTGGTGATGTCGTCGCTCATGTTTTCGAGCGTTGCATTGAGTCTCGCTATGTTTGAGTTTAGTCGGACGATTGGAGCGATGACCGCGATCAGAGCGACGAGGAAGCCGACCGCTTCAACTATCATTGTGTCTGTCATGCTTGCCGACCTCCTACCCATTTACCGCTTCCGTCGAAAGTCTCTACGATTTTAAGATTCCCTGTCGCCATGTGACCGTCTTTCTTGAGGAAGTAGGACGCGCCGTCCCACCTGAGCCAAGTGTCGCGGAGGATGCGTCCTGTCTTGCCACAGTAGCACCACCCTTTAGAGTCTTTGACCCATTTCTCTGTGACCATCTTGCCGTCTTTGCCAAGATAGCACCAGTCTTTCGAGTCTTCGCGCCATGCGTTTTTAACTGGTATACCTTTTTCTAAGTAGTACCAGTAACCGCCTTTTTTGATCCATCCGCTTGTGACGGCATCTCCGCCGTTTGAGGCGAGTTTTTTCACTCCATAGTAGGAACAGACCGCCTCGGCGACTTTGTCCCATACAGAATAAATCTGCTTTCCGTAGCGCGTCATGTCGTCCGAGTTGTCGATGAAACACGTCTCGATCAGAATATAAGGAACTCCGAGCCTCGCGCATAGATTCATGTTCGCAAGATCAGTCCGCCTTTTCGCGCCTCTGTTGTAGAAGCCACACGACGAGATCGCCGCGCTGACTTTGCTCGCGAGAGCCTTCATGCTGTTCGGCTTATAAAGGCACTCCGTGCCGTATGCGTCGCCGTTGTAGTCGTTAAAATGCACCTCGATGACTAAGTCGTAGCCGTCGAGATGCACCGCTAAAGAGCCGTTTATGTTGTCCTGATACGCGTCCCTCGCGACAGGATAGCGCGTTGTGCTGACATCGTAGGCGGCGAACTTACCCGCGAGGATGTTGGTAGCCGTCCTTGTCAAGTCGGCTTCTTTATATCCGCATCCCACCGCGCCGGAGTCCCCCGCGCCATGTCCGCTGATTAAAAGTATTTTCATTTGTTGCCTTTCTTATGCTTTCAAGTATCCAACTCTGACGGTAAAATCGCCCGATGGATATGTCACCGCGCTTGACCCATTGCGGACAAGGATTACTCTTATTGTTCCGTTGTTTCGGATGGTTACAAACGGCAAGTATGTCACATGACCCCATTCCATTAGAGTTGCAGACACAGGCACATACCCGCTTAATGCAATATTGATGTCCATGAGCATCATGTAAGAGCCGACCGCGCCTGTTGTGGTGGTAAATGATGGACTCCTAAAGTCTCTGTATACCGTGGGCTTTACTTCAGCCCCGCCGACAGTAAGCGCGCCCGCGATCGCCGCGCCACCTGTGACGTTCAGGTCGTTCACCGTCAAGTCGTCGATGCTTTGGAGCGTGTCGGTCTGCGACTGGATGCCCAAAGCCTCCGCGAGCGTTGTGGACAGTTGACCGAGTTCCATGCTGTCGTATTTGTCAGCGAGCACGTCCCAAACGGTTTTTACTATCTTGTATGTCCCGCTCATGTTGTAGCGCGGAAACTCGACTTTTATCGAGTCGCATAAATTGCATTGCAGAAGCGTGTCGAGACCTTCGTAGCCCATGTCCTGAAGGCGAACAAAGTCGACCGCGATGTTCTGAGCGGGAAGTTGAGTCTGTCTTGACTGCATCAGCGACAGAGCGAGAGCCTCGAGCTGTGCCGCCGTCGGTTTGTCTTGAAACTTGTCAGATAAGTCGAGAGCCGCACAGATGTTCTGTCCGTTGTACGCCGTCCCGCCAAGGTCGACGCGGCTTCCTACGACAGTCGTGTCGCTACCGTTGTCGTTGCCGTGCCAGTACGGTACGCAAGACGTGTAGGTCTCGCTATAATCCGTATCATCCTTGTAGTCGAGAAGATTGACTCCGTAACGGATCACGAAGTCGCGAAGTTGTCCTCTGCTTTGGTGCAGAATGACGCGGAATTTATCGAATTCATACTCGCCGCCGTATGCGTCAAGGATACTGCCCTCGATACCTCCGAGGAACTGACGCACAGAACGTGGAGTTCCGTCAAATGACGACGCGTATGCCGTCGACGTGAAGTCCGCTTCGTATGTGAACGGATTAGACGGCTGTGCCGAGTTCTTCAGGACTGCGAAAGCGTCCGCGAGGCTGTTGATGTTCGTCCCGCTCGCAACGATTCCGCGCTGTCTGTAAGAGATATGCACCGCGTGAAAAGAGACGACACCGCTGATAGGCTTCGAGTAGCTTACAATGTCAAACGGCTGGATGTCACCGCTGTCATCATGCGTCACACCGATGATGCGTCCGCATTGGATCAGGTCGTAGTTAGCACCGTCGACAGGATAAGAAAAGTTTACTTCGTAGATGCCATTTCTTTCTTCGGAACACTTGCAGTCGATACAGTCGCGCAGTCTTCCGAGCCCGTTGCTCGTGAAGGCGATTTCGTTCGATTCGTATAAGATAGGAATCATGCTTACACCTCCCACCAACGCGGCACGACCTGAAACTGCGTTATCGTGCTGTCATATGTGATAGTGTTCTCACCGCTATTGAGCGCGGGAAGCTGTGCGGGAATCGTTACGGCATTGTTGACGCTGACTGTCTGTCCGTCTTCGATTTTGTATGCTTCACCAATATCTAAATCAAAATAAAAATCTGCATCATCTGCAAATGGTCTTTTTGTTGACATCCCATAAATAGGCATTGTGCTTATCGCAAATTGAGAGGAAAAATCGTTAGACGTAGATTTGGTAGCAGATACCATAACTTGATGCGAATCGCCTGACCGATATACGTGTTGACCTCTGATTTCCAACGTAAACGTAGACGTTTTTGTCGTACCTGATTGTGTATAATTGATGGTCACGTTCACAATCGACTTTTTAATCTGCGTTGTTGTGTTGTATATAAACCCAACTTGTGGCAACGAAATCGTAATGATTACATAATCACTAAAACGCGCGGTAGATATTGTCATGCCAGCAAGGTCGTCTGTGCTTGTTCTTGTAACTGTGACATTTGTAATATTTATTGCCGGAACAAGGTTTGAATCAAGCCGTGCTGTGACGGTTGCCCCGCTGTTCATGTCAAAAGAATCGCCGGCATTAAGCATACTTTGAGCCGATTTGTCTAAATATGTTACCGCTTGGGCTGTTTGGGAGCTTACTTTGTTTGCAAGTAATATCCTCCCATACTCGTCATTGTTTATTGATATGATGTCTCCGTTGATTCCCATATCACCATATCCCCATACATGGAGAAGCGGATGCGACTCGAACAAAGTCGGATTGGTGACTTGCCCGCCGTTTTCGACAGAGACAGCCGTCTCGCCGCTCTTGAGGAATCTCTGAGGCATTGCGTCAAATGAGACAGTAAACTCTCCCGCGCGTCTGTCCGCCATATCGACCTCGATGCCGCCGAGGAAAGCCGCCTGTCTGTATTCGTTCGGATTGTATTCGTCTTCGAGGCGGACGTATTTGCCCGCCTTCGATGAAAGCGCGTTTCTGAACGTGCGGATCGCGCTCTCGAAGCTCTGTTCGTCGTCGAGTGCGATACCGCATTTGTATGAGACAGTAATGTTCTTGAAGCGACCTTTGTCGAGGATATACGCTCCGTTTCTGCCCGCGATTTCCACGACTTCGACATCTCTGTCAGGAGCGTTATAAGCCGCCTCTTGAGTGATGTAGACTCCGTATGCTTTCGACGAGATTCCGCCGAACGTGAATCCTTTATATAATTCTCCTGTTACAATTGCCATGCGAGTCGTCTCCTTTTCTCTTCTTCGATAAGGACTCTTCTTACTTCGTCAGCGAGGGAGCGGACGCTCTGCCCTTCCGCGCCGTAGACGTTTACAACGATAGGCGAGCCACCGCCCGCGCCTGTGATGGAATCCGTCATTTTGTCCAAGCGTTTCCACAGCTCGTCGAGCGGGATGACCGCCTCAGAGGACGAGCCTTCGCCGATCATCGCGATCGTCGCGCTGTCTACGATGCCGCCTTTAGCCAGTCGTGGGAAGTGTACCGTTCCGACCTTGCCGACGTTGACGGCTGGAATCTTGTTAATCAGGTTGATCGCGCCGTTTATGATGCCGATCGCGCCGTTAATAACAGACTCGATGCGAGAGATGACTCCGTTAATACCTGATCTGACCGCCCCGCTGATAGCCGATGCGATATGCGTTCCGATTGCGCTAAATTTGTTCTTTATTGTCGTCCAAAGACCGCCCCAAAACGAAGCCCAAGACGCAAACTTGTTTTTGATTGCTTGCCACGCCTGTCCAAAGATGCTACCGAACCATGCCGGAATACCTTGGAAGAATCCGAGGAGCTGAGCCTTCTTCTGACCGAACCACGCGACAAGCGCACCAAACGCGCTTTGGATATTCGACCAAATGCCGAGAATAAACCCTCTAAAGGCTTCGGACTTGTTCCACAGGATGACGATAGCTGTGACGAGTGCTGTGATGCCCGCGATAATGAGAACAACAGGATTCGCCGCAAGGAATGACAGAGCAGTCGAAAGACCGCCGACCACAGTAGTCGCTACTGTGATAGCCGTAGACACAATCGCGAGGACTTTACTTATAATCAGTAGAGCCGGACCGATGGCGGCGAGAGCCACACCGACGGCAACGATTCTCTGCTGAGTGTCTTGAGGAAGCGCGTTCCATCTGTCCGCGATCGCGCCGATACCGCTCGCTATCTTTTGGATAAACGGCTCGATGACAGGAAGGACGCTATTCGCAATCTCATACCCCAAGAGCTTTAACTGGTTGAGTATCGTCTGAAACTGCATCGCCGGCGTTATCGTTTGGTCGAAAGTTCCGTCGAGCGCACCGCTCGCGTCTGTCGATGCGTTCGCGAGAGCTTCAAAGTCGAGCGTTCCCGCCTTGATTGCTCCGTAGACTTGGTCGCCTGATTTGCCAAAAAGGTCGTAAGCCGCTTGGAGTCCCTTCGTGCCGTCTGTATCGTTCAAAATGGCTTCCTGAAGCTCAATAAGAGCCGTGTTCATGTCCTTGCCGTCCGCAGTCGCGTTCTTCAAGGCTTTTCTCATGCCATTCGTCGCGGTCTCCATGTTGACACCGCTCTTTTCGAGCATCCCCATCAAGGTCGCGCTCTGATTGATGTCGAGACCCATCTCTTGGAAGGCTGTTCCGTTTGAGATAAGACCGTTCGTCAATCTGTCGATACTTACGCCTGTATTCTGTGATACCTTCGTCAGAACATCGAGAACGTAGGCAGTATCGTCGGCAGAAAGTCCAAAGTTAGACATGGACTTTTGTACTGTATCGACTGCCTGAGTCACGTCGATGCCGTTTATCTGCGAGAATTTAACGAACTGCTCGGAGACTTTGTCGAGCTGGTCGCCAGTAAGACCGAATCGAGTATTTACTTCGCCGACTGCCGTCGCGATCGTGTCGAAGTCTGCCGGAACTCTCGTCGCCATATCCTTGACGATGTTCTGCATATCTTCAAGGTCTTTACCGCTCGCGCCTGTTAGCTTCGTGACGATGTTGAGACTGTCCTGAACACCGTTAAACGCGACAGCCGACGCAGAGCCAAGCGCGGCGAGCGGAAGCGTGACATACTTCGTCAGCGCGTCTCCCGCCGTCTTGAATTTGTTCGACATCTCGTCGAGCTGTGCTTTGAAAGCGGTCAGTTTCACGTTAGCGAGCTTCTGCGCTTCCGCTTGGAAGTGTTTCAGCTTCGACTCGGTCTCGATGATCTCGCGTCTTACTTGCTGATACTCGGCGGACTGCTTGGAGACTCCGCTTGCGTCCATCTGCGACTGAATTTTGCGAAGGTCTTCGAGGCTCTTCTGCGTCTGCGTGACCTTCTCGCGAAGCAGTCCCTGTTTCTGCGTCAGGAGTTCGACATTTTTCGGATTGAACTTCAGCGCGTTGTTGACTTTCTTCAGTTGCGAGTCGATGTCCTTCGAGTCGGTCTTCACCTTCCGAAGAGCCTTGTCCAAAGACGTTGTATCGCCTCGAAAATTGATTGTGATTCCTTTTACAGTTCCAGCCATACCCTTTTACCTTTGCGATAATAAAACGGCTTAAAACGAAAAATAGAGCCTCATCCGAAGAAGGAATCCCAGTCCGCTTGTGTAGCCTTCCGCTTCTTCGGTTTTGTCTCTTCTTTTTCTGCTTTTATTCTTTGGTTTTGGTTTTCGATGCAGTAGTCGACTATTCCGCCGACGGTCATGTCCATCATTGCATCATATGACAGACCGTTACTCTGTCCAATGATTAGGATTCTGTCGAGGTCGAGGTCGTCTTCGGTTTCAGAATTCCGACCGCTTTCTGAAACCTTGAGAAGTTTTTTGTCGACATTAGTGCTTTAGCGTTCATCGTAACGATTGTCGGAGCGATCTCGTCGACTGGGAAGAAGTCGTCGACAAACTCGTCGACCCATGTGTCGAAGTCGGTCGTTTCTTCGTCCATCGTCTTCGCCATGCTCCAAGTGATCGCGAGCAGATCAGTAAACTCGAGACCCGCGAGCGAATACATAGAAGACTGTATGTCTGCGATGTCGATGTCCTTCAGGACTTCTCCCGCCTTGCTCATGTCGAGAGCCTTGCCTCCTGTCGCCTTCATTACGCTCACAGAAAGCTCGAGGAAAGCGTTAGCCACAGGGACGAGCATCGGCATGATGTCGCGACCGAATTCGTTTTTGTAGACTTGCATCCATTTGACTTTATTCGTGAGTTTGTAGCTCTTTTTTCCCGCTTTAATAGTCTTTTCCATCTTCTTCGTCCTTTCTGACCGCCTGTTTTTCGTTCTAAGCCGTTTTTACAGATGCGGTCGATAGATTACACCTCACGTTTTTACGCATATACAGAAACAAAGGGAGACCGCGAGAGCCTCCCTTCGTTCGTTTCTGTGTTGTTAGAGTGCCGGAACAGGCGGATTCGTGAAGAGCGTAGCGTAGCCGGTGTCGGCGGGCTTGTAGCTCGTCATTACGATGCCAGTACCATTGTCGCCTGTGACTGTGATGTCGATTGTCTCGGTGACAGGCTCTTTATTCTCTTCGATTGTCGAGTATTCTCTGCCAATCGCGCCGAGAGCGACGTTGTAAAGGATAACACGTCTTCCCTCGACATCGCCTTCGGTCTGAAATGCGATGTACACGTTCGGCTTGACCGCGCCCTTGACCGCCGCGACACCGCCGTCGGTGAGTGTCTGATAGCCGAGGAACTGAGTTTTGAAGTCGGTGTCGAATTTCGCGACCTCGATGCTACCGCTGAAGCCGTTGTCGGAGAAGCCGCTCCAGTATTTCACATTGTCTGCGTAGAAGTCATTAGAGTCGGATTCTGCATCGAGGGACAGGCTGACCGCGCCCTTCTGATGATACGGAGTACCAAGCGTGACGGTGCTGTCCGCCGCGACTGTATATGTACCGACATACAGATTAGACAGTCCGAATTCGACTTTGTTGTTATCTGCCGCCATAGAATTACCTCCTATTGCAAGTTGTAGTAGATTACGAAAAGACCCTCGTCTTGGATATATGCGTCGTCTGACTTGTCAAACTGCCATCCAGCCGCGAGGATCATGTCCTCTATTGTGGTCTCGATGCTCTCGTCCTTCTTGGTGAAGTAGTATTCGATCGTGTAGACGTTCCTCCTCCAATAGACGGTATCGTCTGCCTCGAATTGATCCTGACCCGCGCCAAGATAAACGAGATAAGGCGGAGTGACCGCCTTTGTAAAATGTGAATAAGCGACAGGAGCGGACAGTTCCTCTCCAATCGCCGTCATAAGTTCTGCGATTGTCATTGTAGTGACTCCTCGATTTCTTTAACGACTTCGGTCTGACTCCATTCCTCGACCGGCTCGATGTGCTTGCCATACGGCGGAGTCCATCGCCCGCCCTGAGGCATAGCGTGACCGTTTTCGAGTAAGTGAGTTAACTGGTAGTGCGTCTTGTTGTGGACTGTAATCGTATAGAGACCGCTCTTCTTGTCGCGCTCCCTTTTGACCGTCCATCCTTTCGCATAGTCGCCGGAGTGCTTTCCTTTTCCTCTTGGTGAGGTTTGGCGGAGCTTCTGCGCGGCTTCCTTTGCGACTTGCTCGAAGGCTTTGTCGGTCTTCTCTTTGACTTCTTTGGAGTAGTCGTCGAGAAGAGCCGCGACCTGTGCTTCGATGCTCTTGCTATTCAATGCCATTAACAACACGCTCCTCGAGAGTCAGCTCGACGGAGTCGCGGTCAGGTCTTTGATATGTCCGCGTAACTGTGTACTCTTTGCCGTTATACTCGACGAGTTTCTCGCCGTCGTAGTCTGCAAAAGACGCGAGTACCAAAGTCAGCGAAGGCTTAAGACCGACCGCCGCCGCCTGATAAAACTCGGACGCATAGACTGACCGAGGACGCACGAAGACAGTTCGCTCCGTATAGGTCTCGATTTCGTTTAGTGCTTCGTCCTGTGTAACGACCGCCTTTTTTAAGATTGCAGTTCCCTCAAACATAGGACTACACCTCCCACGTCGTGTGACCGCTATTCATGGAGAGCTGAGCCTTCTGCATATCGTAGGCTTTACTCAGTCTATCCGCGTCGTCAGGGACTCCGAAGTTGAGTTTGCAGTATGTGCAGACCGCCATCTTGACGAGGTCGTCTGAAGTCGCCGCCGTGAAGAGGTCGACACCCGCAGTCGTGAGGTCAAGGAATGCCGCCTCGATAAGCATATTCAGCTCGTCATCAAATGCGTCTGTGGTGATTCGCAGAGCCATTTTCACAAGTTCTAACATCGTAATACCTCAATAGGGAAATAGAGCCGCCCGCGATGGACGGCTCACTGTTTCTGTTGCGTCGATTATGCCGCTGTGATGACGACAGTCTTGTACGGAGCAACGACACCGATGCCCGCCATAACGCGACCGATAACGCGGACGATGTCAGCCGGTGCTTCTGTGAACTCGTCGAAGACGAACTTCACATCGTCGCCGTTCGGGAAGTTGATCTGCCAAGCAGACAGATCAGCAACGACACCGAGGAAGCGACCGAGCGCAGAAGAATCGACATAGATGACCTCCATGCCGTCGAACGGATCGTAGCCATAACCCGCGCCAAGGACAGCCGCCTTCAGAGCCGCCGCTGTTGCTCTTGTAGTGATCAGGACAGGGTTTGCGTCGCCCGCGAGCATACCTTCCGCGCCGATGATGTCTGCGGTCGTCAGAGCACTTCCGGCGGCGGTGTAACTCTGTGCAAGCGGAGAGGATGCCATCGCGACAGAACCAAGCAGTCTGTCGCCGATGGTCTTCGCCATCTGGTGCTCGATTTCGTCAACGATGTAGTCGACGAAGGCTTCGCCCTTCATGTCGAGGACTTCGGTGCTATACTTGACCATTTTCTTGTAGGTCTGCGGGATCAGTTCAACGAAACTGATGACGAGATTCTCTTCGCTGATTGCCTCGTCGCCCTCATCGTGAATATTTGCGCCCTCTGCGCTTGCTTCGTAGCCGACCTTCAGGTTGCCTTTGAAGTAGGACTTCTTTGCTCTGCGGACGATCTCGTTGGACTCCCAAGCGGTCTCGATTCTATCCTCAACGTAGGTCGGGACTGCGATAGTGCCGTTCTCTTCCGCGTTGGTGGTCAGCAGAGTTCTCTGTTCTTCGGATGCTCTGCCCTTCAGATTCTCGACCCATGCGTCGAGATATTCAGCGGACTTTCTGATTTCTTTGTTGTCCATGGTTTTACGTTCCTCCTGTTTTTCTTCGATCGTTTCGCCTTTGCCGGAGAGGACTTCTTCCATTGCCGCCCTCTTTTCGTCGGCTTCGGCTTTGATGATTGCTTTGCGCTCTTCGATAGCGTCCAGTTCTTCGGAGAGAGTGTCGAGGGATTCGCTGTCAGCGGTCTTTACCTCTTCAGCGATCTCGAGACTTCTCTTTTCGAGGTCTGCCATATCGAGAGCGAGAATCTCTTCTCTTGTCATGCTTTACCTCCTAAGGCTCTCGCCTTGATTTCGAGTCTCTTCCGTTCCGTTCTCTCCTGTTCTGCTTTAAGTCGCTCCGCTTTGATTTCGTCGATCGCTCCGTCGAGGAATCTCACAGACTGGACGAATGTGTTCGGATTGGCGGGAATACTCACCGCCGAGACATCAAACAAACGACCCACAGAGAGAATCGTCCTCAGCATCTTGGTCTTATTCCCTTCCTCCTCGGTGATTACGCGCTCGTCCTTTTCGACTGTGAAGCCGAAGGACATCTGATCCGTGTAACCGCCGGAGATTTCCTGATATAAGCCTCTGCCGATGTCAGTCCCTCCAAGGTCAGCTCTAACAAAAAGACCCTTTTCGTCAGGTCTTACAATTAGCGTATCGTTCTTCACGCGGGCAAAGACGCGCCCTTCGTGGTTATACTGCATTATGCAATCGCTCATGTCTGCATTGTCGAAAGCGCTGTCGGAGACTTGTTCCCAAATCTCCATATCGTCATCAGACCAAAGCAGATAAGGCTCGTTGAATGTCGTAGCGTATCCGCTGACGACCATTTCGTCGGCGATCTCTTCGCCTTCCGCCCTCTGCTCGATTGCGAGCATCATGGAGCGATATTCTCTGTCTTTACTGTTCGGCATTGTCTTCCTCCTTCTCGGTCTCTCCGCCGTTTTCTTTTGAGATTGTGCCGTCTTCGTTGATGAGATAATATTCGCCTCGGATAGTAGGCACGTCTCCGCCTTCTACCGGCGGAAGATTCCATATTTCGCGAATCTCGTTCCGAGACATGATTCCTCGGTCTGCCATCTGAGCCGATACCGCGAGCTTGTCCGCGTTGCTCAGATACTGGAGGCGGTTACTGGTCGCCATGACGCTCGAGCCTTGCGCTCGTTCTCGCGTCGTATACATCGCGGCGGACATTGCCTCCGAGAAACTGACGGCGAACACCTCGACACACCCTTCGTAGAACGCGCTCCACAGATCTCCGTAGGCTTTATTTTGGAGAACGTCCTCGTTGACTCCGAAGTAGTTGTAGATGTTCGTTTGGATCAGTTTCAGCTCGTCCGCGTCTACCGTGTAGGGATGCGTCTCGACCTGACGAACATTCTTATATGTGTTTGGGAATAACAAAATTCCGCTCGCGTCAGAGTCTGTTTTCAGATTCTCTTCTGTAAACCGTTTTCGCTCTTTGGCGATGTCCTCCGGCTTTGTGAAGTTCGCGAGTTCAGCGATCCAAGAATAGCGAGTCGAAGAGCGAACAGCCTCCTCGATGCCTTGGTTGTTCATATGGACGAGTTGCATCGTCTCGTCGAGTGCCGAGTTCGTGTCGCCGAAAAAGTCGCTCTTGTACTGATGCCGTGTCAGGACAGCGCAGTCGTATAACGGAGTAGCGGCGACCTGACCGTGTGAGAAGTGATACCTCAGCCAAGGCTCGCCCTTGTAGTCGACGACTTCGCATTTCTTCGGAATAACAGGAAAATATCCTGTCGTCTGAAGGTCTTCGTCTCGGACTGGGACGATGATCGCGGTATTATGCACGTCGAGGATTGTCGACACCCTGTAAAGGAATTGACTCCACGTCTGCCATTGATTCGGCGCGAGCTTCATCTTCGCGACGAGGCTCGGACGCGCCGCGCCCTGAAACTCGACTTTCAATTTGGAAATGTGTCGCGCTCTTGCGTCGATTGCGGCTCGGACGAGTTCGCTTTCGTAAATCTCACCGCCCCATGAAGTAAAGACTGGTCGATAGCCGGTCAGCACCTTAAAAGAAGCGTGTGCATTTGCGAGCGCGTCCTTTTCGATTCTGTTTTTGTCAGGATGAAAGATTGCGTCTAAAAGACCCATAGTTTTCTACCTTTCGTTTTTGAGTTGTTCTCCTATTTCCGCGTTCCACTTGTCGCGCATCGTCATCGCGTCCAGTAGACTCGCAAAGCCGTCAATGTGACAGCCTTTATTTACTTTGACCAGTTTCCCGCGTCCTCGCTCCGGCGACATCTTTAGTGCCGAGTCGAGCAAGTGCATCTTTAAAAGGTCATTGTCTCCAATGTGGATGTGACCTGACTCGAGGAGTCCGCACGTCGTTTGTATGATCGGATAGAGGTTATCGCCTTGCCAAACGTCGTCCATATGAAGACCGAAGTTCTTCAGGTCGTCGACCAAGTAGGTCGCGCTCCATCGGTCGTAGCCGCATTTAAGCGGGTAGATTTCATACTGCTCAATGAGTGCCGTGATCCAGTTATAAATATCGTGGTAGTCGATAAAGCCCTCCCCGCTCGGAGAGAGCAGACCGCGCTCTATATAAATCTGATAAGGCACACCATCCCGCGCGGATGCCTCGTCTATCTTGTCGGCTGGTAGCCAAAAGTGAGTAACGACGTAAAGCTCACCGCCTCGCTCGATAACGACCGACACGGCACTTAAATCGCGAACTTGGCTCAAATCTACACCAATAACGGCGTAAGAGCCGCGAAAGTCCTCGAGGTCGAAGTGTTCTCCGCAAGCCTTCTCAACGACCTCAGCGGGCAAGAGTGCCGCGCTCGAGTTCTGTTTCTTGTTCGCGTATTTGCAGATGAACTCTCTTTTCTTGGAGAGGCTTCCTTCTGCGATCGCGATCTCTTCGAGCAAGTACGAAACCGAGACAGAGACTCCCAAATTCGGATTAGACTTTGCGAGTTCGTTTATATCGTTCCATTTGGTCACGTCGTCGATGATGTAGAGAAACGGAAGGAGCTTCGTCTCTCTGCTCGAGCCTTGGAGGACGTGCGTCGACCGCCGAAGCAGTTCGTCATAGATGCCCTCGGAGATGTATCCGGCAGTCGAGCATGAAAGCAAAAGAGACGGACGATCGCCCATCTCCCTCGCGCCCATCGCGCTCTTCATTACCTCATACTGTTTTAGACCTTTGTCGCCTTCCCACGAAGCGACCTCGTCGCAAATCGTCAACGATGGATTGAAGCCGTCGGACTTCTTCGCGCTGAAAGCGATCTTCTTCACTTGGCTATTTGTAGACGGAATGAACAAGTCACTCTGTCTATGCCGAGCGAGGTCGCCGTCGTCCATCGTCTTTTTGTTGTGTTCGTTCTTCGACTCCTGAATGAGTTCCTTTAGTTTCTGATACTCAGGATCGAGCGTCACCATCTGCCACACGTTGTTATAGATGATGTCCGCCTGATCGAGCTTCGGCGCGAGGCAGTACACTCTCGAGCCATACCCGCCGTCGATATACATAACGTATTTAGCGATGGCTGAGCAAAGGAGCGACTTGCCGTTTTTCCGCGCGACGATCAGGACGACTTCGCGGTATTGTCTCTTGTTCTCTTCGGTGTTGTAGATTCCAAAGATGCAAGCGACGAGAGCCTTCTGCCACAGCTCGAGCTTTAACGGACTCGGAGCGAGATAGCCTTCGGTGTGGAAGCAATGCGTCTCTATCCAGTCGATAGCGTTGTTCGCTTCGTTCGCGTTGTAGTACGTTTCTTTGCTCTCGAGGCTTTTAACGATGCGCTCATACAGTAAACGTATCCATTTACCAACGACGACAGAGCCGTTCTGTATTGCCTGATGATATTTCAGTATGTAATTTTCCATAACTTCGCCGTGTTCTTCCCATCTCTCAACAAAAACGGCTAAATTTCAACACTTGCGGGTATCTCTCGCTAAATGCGACGGAAGCCTTCCCTTCACAAACGATGTTCCCTTAGCGATTATTTTTCCCGCGTGGGGGGGATACTGACGACGACTTTTCCAGTAAATTCGTCGATTTTGTATCTCCGTTTTCGTTTTTTTCCTAAAGGCTTACCCTTTCGCCGTCCTCCGCTCGTCTCGTCCCCGCGTTCCTGATGTACGCGAGCGTGGCACTCGTTGCACAGTAGACGCAAGTTCGCGTAGTTTAGCGTGATGTTCTCGTTGCTCAGGTTTGTAGGCGATAGCGGTATCACATGATGCACACAGTCGCCCGCTCTGATAATGCCTTTGTCCTTACATTCCTCGCACAGACCGCCGACGCTTTGCCTGTATGCTTCCCGCGTCCGCCTCCATGCCGGAGTATTGTAAAAGGCTTGGAGTTCTTTTCTCCTGTTCGCCGTTTCTGTTCCCATCTTCCCATAACGAAAAAGACAGCCGAGTCGACTGTCTTCTCCGAGTTACATTTCACGCTTGAAAGGAGTTACATGAAATTGTATTAGTGATTTTCTTTTGTTCCCGCTTATTGTATAGCACAGGATTTACTCCCCTGTCGACGGATTGCTGTCTTCTTGAAAGTGTTTACAAGGTCTGTCCCATGGACTATGTCCGTCTTCGCAAGCGATCATGTAGATTAAGTTTGTGTAATCCCACCACACATCCGAGCACTTTGCACAGAATACGCAGTCGCGGTCATCTTTGCATTTGATAGTTATACCGCCGTTTGGATGCAGTACATCCTCGAGAAAATACTCTCTCATTTTTCACCGTCCATTCTTGCACCGCACCATAGACAATGCTTCGGCTCATGGTAGCTTGCGTCGCTCCGCATCATATAACAGACCTCGTCGCTAAATGCCGTCCCACATTCAGAGCAGACAATATCACAGCAGTCGTATATCCAATGTCCGCGTCTGATCGGTGCGACATCTGCGGACGGTAGATGTTTTAAAAAGCCTCGGACATATGTCGCGCTATATGAGTCTCTTTGTTCAAACTCTTCTATCGCGTCATCTCTCTTGATATAGTCAGTCATTGTTCGCTACTCCTTTCCGTGGCTTAAAGTCTTTTTCTCCTTGCTCATAGCCGTCTTTGAATCCTTCTTTGTATCCTATGTTCCGTGCAATAATCCATAACACGCCCACAAATACCCCACATAGTATTATCTCCGTGATGTTACTCATCGTCTTTCCTTTCTCCGTCAGAGCAATAGTCCATTCGGTTTCTGAATTTGACCAAACGCTCATAATCGTCAGGGTCTTCCCTATCGTGGTTGCAGCAATACTCGCGCAATGTGTTCATGCATCTACCACTAACATTGATGCCAACGCTGAGCGGTACATGCGGTGAATCATCTTCAACGTCCGTCCTTTTACCACCGCCATGATCTATATGCGGCGGGTCATACCACTTGCAATCCTTGCACCTCACCACAGGCACAGCGTCTATGGTTGGTGCATCGAAAATTGCAAATTGTACATCTGCCCTATATGGCACACCTAATTCATTCAGCGTATCCGCAAGCGCATCTGCGTCAATCAATCTCATCAATAAGACCTCCATTCCGCGCTCTCTCTGTTCCTGATCACCGCGACGACCAACTTGACTCTCCAGTATTGGATTGTCGTCTCAGCGTTGTTTATCGCGTCAGGATGCTTCTTGCGTATGTCGTTCGGATTGAGTGAGAGCTTATACTCCGGCACTCGATGGACGAGATTTTCGTAAAGCGGTTTTTTGAATTCGTCCGGCACTATTTCGAAAGCGTCCTCGATGCACTTTATATCTCGAAGGACTCGCTCCCTTCTTTCAGCCGCCGCCGCTGTCGGATCACTCGTCCCGCTTCCCCTCGGCTGTCCGTCGTGTGTCGGCGACTGGTCTAAAAGGTCTTGCGCTTCTCTAACCATGTTGTCGTAGTCCCTTATAAACCATATCGCGGAAAAGTATTGCTCTCGCGTGACACCGCTTTCTTCCGCCCTTGTCGGATACCAAATGTCGCCCAATTCGATCACCTCTCAAACCTATAACATTCGCGATGCTCAAAGCCTTCTCTGTCGATGTAAGCAACACCGAGCGCGTAGGCTTGCCATATGTCCGCCTTAAAGCCGTAGAACCAAGACGGATGGCTCTTCGTACCTTTACCGTAGTTCGGCTCGTCAGGAGCGAATCTGTGCGTCAGATACTGGATAATACCCGCGTCATTGGTATTGCTCGGAAGATGCAAAAGTCTTTTTACATCGCGCCGTTTTATCACGTCTGCCGGTCGTACAGTCAAACCGCCTGTCTCGCTATCAACAACAGGAGTCCGCTCGGCGATCTCCATAAGACGACCGATTTCGTAGCAAGTGTCGAAGGTCGTCTCACCGACTGCGGCATGATAGGAAGACATCCCTTCTATGACGACCTTGTCGAATTCGAGGCGCGTGTTCATAATCCGGCGGAACGATTCGACATTCACCTTTCCACACTCCACGCAGAAATAGTCGTCAGTATCTATGATGCAGTAAGAGTCATAGACCGGCGCGGGATCAATAGACAGTATCAGCATAGTGCTCCTCCGTGTTGATACATTTACCCATATCTTCGCAGAATTTGAGCGAAGCCTTTGCCGTGTGCATTACTTGATAAAGTCTCTTGCTCATCTCGTTTATATCGGCGCGTCTTTGGTTGATTCTCGACTCGATCTCTTCGATGGCGCATTTATACCGAGTGTTTTCCTTCTCGAGCCTTGCGACCTCTTCAGCAAGTCCGGCATTTGCGTCTTTGAGTTCTTCGACAGTCTTCTCGAGCGTCCTGATTCTATCTCTATCGCTTTCCAACTTGTTCACAATATCGAAGACCATCTGTCTATTTTTCCTCTCGTCCATGCTCTTCCTCCTCTCTTCTCGCTTTGTCTGCCCTCTGACAGATTTCAGCGTTCTCGCAAGTTATCACGCTATAATATGGATTGTGCTCATATGTGAAAGTGTCTCTCCTCGGACTAAGCGCGTGACATCCATCGCAATAGGAGAAAGGCAGTTCCATCTCGATTTTGATTTTCATTTTTCTCCTTTCTCTACTGTGTCGACAAACTTAAGAGCCATCGCCGCGACTTGAATCGCTTCACAAGCGAGTCGCTCGGCATGGCTTGCGATTTCTTCAGCATATCTGCGAGCATTACGGAAGTCGTTTTCTTTGATAAATTCCCACATGAGGCGATAATGCTTATCTACTTGGTTAAATTCAAGACCGGCTTCCTCGCACTCTTCGCGGATTACGCTATCGCCTTCGTGCATCGAGGCGAAGGTCGATCCGTGTTTTTCTGCCGCGTAGTCGAGTTCGTTCTCAATCAGATAGTCGACTCCGCGCATTGTTCTCTTATAGCTCATTTATTCCCTCCTCTGGAAACCTAATTTTTGTTACCGCGATAGGAAACTCCTCTATCTCGCTTGCCCATATTGCAGTACCTTTTCCGTTGCACCGCTCCCAACAAAGCGGGAAGCCGCCGATCCCGTCGAACAGACTTCCGAGCGTTGCGGGACGTTCGTACTGTGCAGATATTCTCCTAAGAAGCCAAAACCAAAACGGAAGCGCGATAGAGTTTCCTAATGCTTTATATCTCGGAGAGTCCGCTTCTTTGTGTTTCTTACCTTTTGAGTCTGTCCATTCTCCGATGTCAGTCCATCCATCCGGAAACCCTTGAAGCCGTTCGCACTCGAGCGGCGTGAGTCTTCTGACGGCGGTTTCTTCTTTTTCCATATAGACGACCTCTCTTTCTATGTTCTGACGCTCTCCGCATCCTTTGTAGTAGTTGCTGTCGAGCGTTCCAGCGATGCTTCCGTTTATGCCTTGCATTTCTTTACCTCTACTATGAGCTTCTGCTCTCTGACATACTGACTGCCGACTCCCTTGTAGTCTCTCGCGCATATCGCTCCGACTGTGTCTTGATAGAATAAGTACCTCGCTCCCCCCCCCATATGTCGCGCCGGAGTTACGGAGAGTGACGCTTCTATCGTCTTCGTGATATTCGCCGTATCTCTTTTCAGTAACCGTTTTCATTTTTATAAAACAAACAGCGTCTGATCTTGAGATACTCCGAGTGTCGCGCTTTTGTTCCATTGAATCAAAGCTCCTTTCCCCGCTCTTTTTCCGAGGCTGTCAATCTCTCGACCCCCCCTGATTTTGAGCGTCGCAGCTACCCCGCTGAATCTGATTCAGAAGCGCGTCCTTCAGAATCTGCGGAAGACCCTTCCCCCGCTTCTCTGCTCTGTTCAGAATCCCGCGACAAGCCTTTTCTGACAAATAGTATTTCTGCGGCGCTTCTTCCTCCAAAATCTGCGACAAGAGCGATACGTTTTCTTCGCTGGGGTACTCCCCAAAACTGCGCGTCGTGTACTCTCCAAGCGATTGACCATCCGTCTCCCATGATGCACCCGCTCGGAGTCCACTTTCCGATAGGTCGAGGAATAGAGGCGGACGGCTCGACGATCCGCGCCGTCTCTTCGAGGACGCACCTGAAGTCTTCCCCCCCCATTTGACGAGATTGCTCCGATGACGTTTTCCCAAACCATGTATCTTGGTCGAATAAACTCATCTGTTCGCCCGCTTGCTTTATCATGTTCTCTCATCTCCTTAATGACTCGAATCTGCTCCATAAACAGACCGCTTCTCTCTCCATCAAGTCCGGCGCGTTTACCAGCGACAGACAAGTCCTGACACGGAGACCCGCCTGTCACGACATCAACAGGCTCGATCTCCGCTCCGTTTATTTTTTTGATGTCTCCTAAATGCTTCATATCAGCACCTACCAAGGAATATCGTCGTCCGCGATTGACTCAAATCCTGACGGCATCGCAGAAGGCTGTTTTTCGTCGATCTGAGCGTGTTTTTCTTTCGCGAGGAAGTCCGCTCTCTCGACGATTACATCGGTCGTATAATGGCGAATTCCGTCCTTCTCATACGACCCAGTTTGCAGACGACCGTCGACGGCGATCATATCGCCTTTACCCTTGTAGTATGCGATAGACTCGCCTTGCTTGCCGAAAGCCTTGCACCGAATGAAGTCAGCCTCCTTTAATCCGTCTTTGTTTCTCGGTCTGTCGACGGCTACTGTGAACGAGCAGACGGACATTCCTGTCGATGTCGCTCGTAGATCAGGATTCTTAGTCAGCCGTCCGCAAAGGTTTACTCTATTCATTGTTTGTCCTCCTCCTTACATCTTGAAGCCTTTGAGAAGCTTCTCTTTCAGTTCTTCCGGCATCGGGACGAAGTCGCCTTCCGAGGCTTCGTCCGCGATGTCCTTCTTTTCTTCTTTATTACTTTCTTTATCCTTTCTTCTATTGTCGTCGTCAGATAGTCCGTCAGATAGTCCGTCAGATAGTCCGTCAGATGGTCGCCTATCTTGGAATAGGCTGTAATTTTCAATGGTTAGAAGGCGTCCATGTCGCAGTCGTTTAGATGTACACATACCGTCAGCTTCGAGCGTCGCGATGTATCTTTTGACCTTTCCCTCGCTCCATCCCCACCGAAGCGAAAGCGACTTGACGGATGTCAGGACTTCGCCTCTTTTCTGTGTTATTATGTCGCCTTTGAAGTCGCGAGTCGCATCTTTCCACGAAGCCATGAACAGAAGGTCTATCCAAGCGTGAGCCTTGTCAAAAGGCTTCTCGTCCCACAGCCAATGCTCTGTTATTTTTCTGTGCAGTTTGATGAAGCCTTTAGCCATTTATCTCGCCGTCCTCCTGACGCAGTCGCTATACTGCTCATTCGTGAGAAGATGCACATCGCTCACCCCATAATAGGCGAGTGCCTTCGGCAAGCGATCACCGAGAAGCGCGGTCAGCTTGTTCGCATCGCTGTCGCTGATGAGCATATCGAAGGACTCCGCTTCCTGTCTCTTCCTTGTTTGATGGTCGCTGTCGGGATCGTTCTTCGCGTCGTCGATCAGGAACAGACCGCACATCGCGTATTTTCTCGCATAAGAGACGCACGACCCTGTGACCTGAGAGTCGTCCATCCCTTTTTTAGATGCCGCCTCTCTTGCCGGAGCGGATGCGCTCGCCGTTTCTCCTGAGTCGAGGTCTTTGAGCGTTGCTGTGCTCACAACGTAGTTATATGCACCGATATTTTCGATATGGTCACTTAGTACCAAATCGCAATTAAACTCTCTTAGAAGCGGTTTTAGAGCCTCATAGATACCCTCTGCGCTTCGATAGTTGAAACCGCCGAAAGTGTTCTTCATGTCCTTTGACGCTTTGAGCGTCTGCTGAATCTGTTGCAACTTTTTCATGTTGGCACTCCTTTCCTTCTATTCCTCGTCCTCGTCTTCCTTAACTGGTCTGATTCGGACTTCGCATCCGTTCTCGAACAGGACTCGTTCGAGGTCGTGTCTATCCTCTTCACAGACGATAAGCTTGAGCGCGGACGTGTATGTCAGTCCGTTTGTAAAGATTTCAAATTCATATTTCATTTGTTGAGCCTCCTTCTAATGCGTTCCATGTTTTCGTGATATTCCTTGGATGCCCTTTCGAGCATCCGTCTGTGCGCTTCCTCTGAGAGACAATTCGCTTCCCAGTCGTCCGCGTCGTCTTGCGGTCTGTTCTTCACTTCCCGCTCGTCCCAGTCGCAGACCCTGTCAAGATCAGACAGAGCCTCTTCAAACTGATAGTCAAACAGTCTGTCATACATCGCGCTCCTCCTTCAGAAGAACATACCGGCAGTATTGATGACCTTTGACAGGACGCGACTCGATGACGAATCCCTTATGTCTCAAGTCCCAAATCCGAGCAGAGAGGCGGAAGCATCCGCACAGCTCAAGCGCGTCGATCGGAGTGATGCCTTTCTTATGCGTCTCCATGTAACGAAGGATAGCGTCCGCCTGACTTTCAATCTTCATCGTCTGCCTCCTCTCTTTTCGGCTCGATGACCGCCCAAACCGCGAAGGCAAATCCCATCAGCTTGAAGATGGTCGCCACCGTCGGATAGAAGTAGTCCATTTCGCTCGCCGTAAAGCACATAACCGCGCCGATAGCGAGCATTATCTTCAGTTCGTATTTGAGTAAGGTCTTCATTTTTCATTCTCCTTGTACGATGTAAACGGCGCGTGTTGTGTCCTCGAAGCTGTCCATCGAATCCCAACCGATATGAAGGTCGATGATGCCCTCTCCGAAGCCTCCTCTGTCTTGTACTTCGACATAGCCGATGCCCTCGATGTAAAGCACAGTTCCGAAGGGAAATTCGTCGCCAGTCGCTACTGTGTAATAAGGGACTGGAGTCGCGCCGCTTGCTGTGAAATAGTTCTCCTCTCCGCCCTCATAGTATGCGTATGCTGTGACGCGGTAGTCGCCGCAATACTCCATAGCCGGAGCGGTCTCTTCTTGCACTCTCTCAGCCGTTTCTATCGCTTGCCCAATGCCGACACCGCCGAAGGCGATCAGATGAGCAAGGACGAAGGCTGTCAGTTTCGCGCGGATCATGTCCGCGCCTCCTATTCGGTATACGGCTCGATGCCGAGATAGTCGCTGATCGCTTTGACCAGTTTCGGCGAGTCGCACGTTCCGCCTGTGGCGCGATAGATATAGTTCAGACTGTATCCAGTCGCCGCCGAGAGTGCCGCGCCGGTGATCTC